CCGAGGTCTTCGACAACAGCAGCGGTGCCGAGAAGCTGTATTTCGGCTGAGACAGCGCCAAGGTTGCTGAGCTCGGTCGTGTAGCCTGCCAGCGTATTTATCTGCGAGGAGACACCCGAGATGTTACTGATCTCGAGGTTGCTTGGGCCAGTCGCGTTGTCGCCAAATCTGCTCATGGTTACGTCCGTTCGATGAGGTCGAGGTGGACGTGGATGCCGTCCGAGGTGCCCACCCTGATGCGGATAGTGTTACCCTTGTTGAGCACCATGGTCGTCCCGCCGGGGCAGAGGTCTTCCGCGCCACGGGATTTTACGTGGGCGTCGCGCATGAGATATTTGCCGTTGATCTCGAGGTCGTACTCGACCGAGAGGCCATCGTTTGCGACGTTGACGATGCGAAGGCCAGTGATGAGCGTGTTCTTGTCATTCGCGCCGTTGAGGGCCGTATGGATGGTGTGCCATGTTCCGGTGGCGAGGCCTGAAGTGGCTGGCCATACGACTGCGCTGAGGGTGGAGGGCATGGTCTTTCCTTACGTGAGAATGAGTGGGCCGATGACCAGCACGTCTTCAAGGTCGCCCACGGCTGCTGCTGCGGTCACAATGTCAGCGCGGACGGCGTAGAGCGCGTTGAGCTGGGTGGTGAGGGGGCCAAGGTTTGCAACGCCGGACGCGAAGGCCGGGATGGTCGTGACGGTTTCGATGTCGTCGAAATCGTCAGCGAGGTCGTTGATGTCGGTGATGTTCGCGTAAAGAGTGGCGATGCTCGTGCTGATTGCGGCTTCGACTGCGAGGTAGCCAGCGTCGCCGAGGGTCGAGTTGATGCTGGCGAGGTTCGTCGTGTTGGTGGCCACGTCCGTAGTGAGCTGAGATTGTGTCGAGCTGATGCTGGTGGCTGAAGCGTCGAGCGCGGTTTGGCTGGTCTGGATGGAGGCCAGTTGGGTGGCGTTCGTCTGCTGGGCGGTTTGGATGGCCGCGATGTCGGCGGTGTTCTGGTTGGCGACGGATTGGGCCGAGGCGAGGAGCGTGTTGGCGCTGGAGAGGGTGTTGTTCGCTTGTGTGATCTGGTTCGCCGAGGTGGTGAGGTTGGCGTTGATGTCGATCTCTATCTGGAGAATGTCAGCGTAGATTGTGTCGATGAGGCCTTTGGTCGTGGTGGCTGAGGAGGCCGCTGCTTGTGCGAGCGCCAGCGAGCCAGTGACCGGGGTCTCGAACGCGTCGATGAGGGCTTGGAGGTCGATGAGGTCTTGCTCGGCAGCTTCGGCGTAACCTCGGGCCAGCTCCGCCTGCTGGGTGGCTACCTGCTCGGCAGTGTCGGCAACGCCTGCGGTGTCGAAGAGGAGGTCCGTGTTGGGGGAGGCTTCGAAGTCTGCGGCGGATGCGAAGCTGTTGCCATCGCTGTTGACGATGTAGAGCTTGGTGCCGACGATGACCATCTCGAGCTGGTTGTAGGTCGTGTGCGTCGCGAAGATACCGCCCGAGCGGAGCACAGGCTGAATGTCCGTCCAGCCCGTGTTGGGGTCGCTGTAGATGCCGACCCGGATTTGAAGCTGGGAATTGAAGGTGCGGAACTCGAAGAGGTCCGCGTTGAACTGGCCGCTGGTGTTGAAGATGTCGCCCATGAGATCGGGCAACGTGCGGCCACCCTTCTCGGTGTGCTCGAGGTAGGTGTCGAGAACGTGCTCGCCCGTGTACTCGCTGACAAAGCGGATACGCTCGGCGCGTGGCCGGGTGGGGTTGAAGCCCTGCGAATTGTCCTCGGTGTAGTGCGCCATTAGTAGATGCCCATGTCCTTCATGTACTTAACCACGGCAGCGCGAGTTGGCTGGCGGGTCAGGTCGTCGAGGAAGCGGGTCATCTCGCCCTCGAGACTGTCGTGACGCTGGTTGAGGTCGGTCATGGACTGGCGGGCTTCGGAGAGATAACCCGTCACGCGGTCGCGTTCGGCAACCATCTCCGTGTGGAGGGCGTCGAGGATTGTGCGGAAAAGGTCGCGCTCCTTGGGGCTGAGGTTCTGAAGCTGAGCCTTGAGGACCGGGTTCTTGCTGGGGTCGAGACGGTTCGTGGCCATGTCCTACTTCCTGCTCTTGGTGCCCGAGCACTTCCAGCGTTTGCGGGATAGGCGCAGGGGCGAGTTGGGGTCTTTGGCTGCCGTGGGGTGCTTCTTGGCTTGCGCAGCCGATCTTGCGCAGTACGCATCACCTTTTGCGGTTCCCGGCTTAACGCGAGGGCCACCGCCCTTGGCTTTGCCCGCTTGGCCGTAGCTCACGCGCTTGCCGGAAGCGGTGACTTTTACTTTGGCTTTGCCTTTTGCTGGTTTGGCCATGTCACTTCTTCTTTGCGAACTTGCCCGTCTTCGACTTCATCGCCTTGTAGGTCTTCGGGTCGATGGTCGATTTGGACTTCGAGCGGGACTTGCCCGCCTTCTTGCGGGCATTGATGTTGTCGTAGAGACCGCGTGCCATGGGATTATTTCTTCTTGCCCATGACACCGGGTTTCGTCGCGCCTGCTTTGCGGGCGGAGGATGCTTTGCCTGCCTTGGCTGGCTTCTTGGCTGGGGCTTTCTTCATGTAACCGGGCATAGTGCGGCTCCTGTTGTTGAGTGAGCGCACTATGGCCGAGGCTGAGGGCGACTGTCGTCCTCTGGGTCAGCGGGACATTGAGACCAGATTGCCGCGTTCTACGTCGCGCTGGATGCTCTCGGCTTCCTGTATCTTGCCCGTTGCGCCACGGTCGGCTTGGGCCATGGCCATTTGTTGTGAGGGGCTGAGGCCGTTCTGGCGGAGCTCTTGCGGACTGATGCGGAAACGGTCGAGGTCCGAGACGCCCATGGCGCGGATGGCTTCCTCGGTGATCTGAGACATGTCGAACTCCATGTTCAGCCCGGTCTGGTTCATGATCTGTATCATCTGCATCCACACGTTCGGATCGCGAGTTGGCTCGAGCGGAAGCGAGCCGTCGATGACGAGGTAGTCGATGTCGCCGTCGAGCATGGAGGGGCTGAAGTCGAGGTAGCCATCGTTTGTGATGGACTGGAGGTTGGCGGGCAGGGACTTTTCGGCAACTTGGATTTGGCCGTTCGCGGCCACGCTGTCTTGGATGTTGCCGATCATCATGCGGACCATGGGCCGGATTGTTTGGGCCGAGGTCAGGCGGCTGAGAACACCGAGGCGCTGGGAGCCGAGCTGGGTGAGGCGCTGGATTTCTGTTGCTGTGCGCACGTCGCTGGTGGGTACGCCCTGTTGAGCGTCGCTTGCGGCGCTCACGCGTTGCTTGAGATCAGCCATGGCGGCGATGTCGTTGAAGTGGCCACGCGTGATGTCGGGGATTTGGCTGATGAACAGGCCTTCGCCGGGGTTGGTGCCGGGGAGGGTGCGGACGATGCCATGTGGGTTGCGGTCGATGAGGTCGCTGATGTGGATGCGGCTCGGGTCGGCGAAGATGAGGTTGGTCATCGAGGCCGAGATGTTGTCGATGCGCGAGCGTAGGAGGTACGTCGCGATGTGGTGCATGGGCAACAAGAGGTCGTAAAGCGACTGCGAGAAAGTCTTGTGGCTGTCGTGGTAGAGAGAGCCGAAGACGAAGGGGAGCTGTTTGCCGTAAGGGTTGAGCTGAAGGCGGATGCAGACTTCTTCGTCGAGGATGGTGGCGGTGAGGTAGACGGTGCCCGCTTGCGGTAGGCCGATTTCCCAACCTTGAACGCGGAACCAGATTTCGTCCACGGTGCGAGCGCTGCCGAGCTGGAACAGCGAGCTGTCTTGGGTCGTGGGGTTGAAGACGGGGTCCACGTTGAGCCCCTGCATCATCTCTTTGTGGTTCTTGTGGCTGTTCCAGCCGACGCGGACGGAGGTCCGGCTCTCGCTGAGGGCCGGGTACTTGTTCATTTTGGGGTACATGCCGGACGCGAGGAGGGCCGAGGTGGACATGTACTCGGTGCTGACCACGAATTGCATGCGGTCCCAATCGCCCCACTGAACGCGAGGGTCTGGGAAGCAGCGGCGAGGGTCGATGTTGACGATGTGGTTCGTGTTGTCTCGGGCGTTCCACACGATCTTGGTGGGCGCGAAGCCATAACGGATGCCGGCTTGCAGCATTTGCAGGAGCTTGGCTTCTCCGGCTGTGCG